AAGCAGATGGGTTTTCAGGTGAATGGCCGGATCATTGACACAATGATTATTGCCTCCCTGTTAGATGAGAACAGATTTAGCTACAGCCTAAACGCTTTATCCTACGATCACTTGGGTAAAGTTAAATCAGAGAAAGGTCTAGTGGAGGCGGCGCGGGAGTTCGGTGTCGATCCGAAAGCAGAAATGTGGAAGATGCCCGCCATGTATGTCGGACCGTATGCGGAGGGCGATGCTGAACTTACCCTCGAACTCTGGAATTACTTCTCCGTTCAACTTGGCAAAGAGGGCTTGTGGCCTATCGCTAATCTCGAACTTGACCTCCTCCCATGTCTTGTTGACATGACGATGCGAGGTGTTCGGGTTGACACGGAGAAAGTCGAGCGAACGAGGGATAGTCTGCTCAAGCGGGAACGGGAAGTCTTGAAGGAGATCAAGCGCATCAGCGGGAGTAATGTCGAAATCTGGGCTGCACAGTCGCTCGCCAAAGCGTTCGATAAAGTCGGAGTCCACTACCCACGCACTGAAAAGGGCGCACCTAGCTTCACTAAACTCTTCCTCCAAGAGCATGAGCATCCCCTCGCGCAACTCGTCACCCAAGCTCGGAACCTGAATAAGACATCCGGCACCTTCATCAATACAATCATGAAGCACTGTCACGCTGATGGTCGAATACACTCCCATATCAATCAAATCCGCTCTGACGATGGAGGAACCGTATCGGGCCGCATCTCCATGTCCAATCCTAATTTGCAGCAAATCCCGGCCCGCGATCCTGAACTGGGTCCGATGATTCGTTCGTTGTTTCTTCCGGAGGAAGGTGAACAGTGGGCGGCCATTGACTTCTCGCAACAGGAACCGCGCATCTTGGTACATTATGCGCATGTATACGGTAAAACGCGAGGCGTTCCGCTAGAAGGTGCTGCCGATTTTGTGAAGGCGTACAACGACGATCCAGCTACTGACTTCCATACGATGGTGGCGGAGATGGCTAACATCCCGCGGAAGCAGGCCAAGACGATTAATCTGGGCATGATGTATGGGATGGGTGTGAACAAACTGTCCGAACAACTGGACGTGTCGGTGGAGGAAGCTAAAAAGCTGACGAAGCAATACCATGACCGCGTACCGTTCGTTAAAGGTTTGATGACCGGGGTGATGAATCGACTGAACGAGAAATCATCTGGCGGTTCGCTGCACTCGCTGCTGGGACGTAAGTGCCGGTTCGATCTGTGGGAACCCGATACGTTCGCCATGAACAAAGCAATGCCGTACAAAGAAGCGGTTGACGAATATGGGCCCACGACCCGACTTAAACGTGCCTATACCTACAAGGCGCTCAATCGTTTAATCCAAGCATCTGCTGCGGATATGACGAAAAAAGCGATGGTCGATCTTTATAAGCAAGGCATTCTGCCCATGCTTCAAATACACGATGAGATTGCCATGTCGGTGAAAAACATCGACGAAGCAAACGCCGTGGCAAAAGTTATGGTGGATGCGGTCCCGCTCGAAGTCCCATCAAAGTGCGATGTAGAGATCGGACCATCGTGGGGAGAGGCCAAATAACCCGGAAACCCTGCACCTGCGGGGTTTTTCTTGCAATCTTATATATGTTCCTATATTATCGTAGATATATATTCCGGGGGCATCGGAGCAAAAAATGGATACAACACGTTGGAAAAGCATTCTCGTACCACGCGAGGTGTATGAAGAGATAAAAGAACTGTCAAAAGCAGAAGGCCGAACTATCGGCGGACAGCTAAGACTGGTCTTCGAGTGGTACAAAGAAGCCGCGAAACAAGGCACTCGAACCGAGCAGGACGATTGAAAGTGCTATACGACTTCATCGTGCGAGTAGTTGGTGGAGAAGGATACAAACCCGTTACGCGGGACAATCAAGGTTTTGGTTACTTACCGATCATCAAAGACGAACACGGTAAAGAAGTTTATCGGGGTGAGTTTAAAAAATCCGCACAAGAAGCGTTGGACGACTGCATAAATAGGATGCCAAGGGTATGCGATTAAGTGTTGCTTATCCCATACTTTGCGCCTATACTGTAGCTGAACATGTGAATCATGTTCTCCGTAGTTGACCCTGACCCCAGTACGGTTGCCCCCGGCTGGGGTCATTCTTTTTTAGGAGTAGTAAATGGCAGATAAAATTTTTGTAAACGGGCTAAGAATACAAAAGCCTCGCGACAATGCACCCGACTTCGTGAAAGCGAACGTCAGCATAAACCGCGCAGAACTTCTGACATGGCTCACGGCTCAAACCGATGGGTGGGTGGACGCGCAAGTTTTAGATAGTAAAAATAAGCCGGGGAACTGGTATGTGGAGGTAGACACGTGGAAGCCGAAAAGCGAGTAAGCGACATCGAATGGTCTTGGGCCGTATCAACCATCAATAAGGTGGTCAACGAATCTCTGGATAAAGCAGAGAACGACACGGACCTCAAACCCAAAGAACGGCTGCAACGATCCCTAGAGATCGAAAAAGCATGGCAACGGATTTTACAGGGCTAACCCTAGAAGCCCTCTCATTTATGCTCGCAGGGGCATTTTTGGGATTTATGTTCCGGGGTGCGTACTTGATCGTTCAAGATAAAGAACGAGAGTTTCAACGACGCAAAAAATTAAGAGAGGAAAACCATGAAAGCATTACTAACCATAGATGAAGTCTGCGAAATCGCAGGCGTATCCAAGCCAACCGTGTACCGTAAGGTCAAACTAGGCGAGTTCCCAGCACCTACCAAAGTGCCCACAACCGCGACCCGCGGACCAAAGCTCGTTAACCGTTGGAAAAAAGGCGCAGTCCTAGATCACGTCAAAGCGCATAGCGCAGCAGACGCCGCGGCTAACCCACCAATTGAAGATACCGATACACACTGGTATGAGTACGCTTCCCCCGTCAAAACACCATGGACCGAAGAACATAAGTATTCGATCATGGCTGTAATAGGTGGATTGCTTGCAGGATTGGCCGTCTGGCTTTTTAAATAACCGGTGGCCCGACCCCCGGTCTTTGATCCCAGAATGCGCGAACGCAAACCGGCTTTAGGAGTGCCAGAGGCCGGGCCGATGGGGATTATGCAACATTTTTAGACAGTGGCCCACCCCCAAACGTTAAGGGGATGCAGGCAGGAAGCCCGCGAGAGGGTCGAAGAGGGTGGACCAAGACTCATTATGCAACATTCGCGGCTCACGGTACATATTTAACGGCGTTTCTGTATATATAGAGATATAAATAGAAATAAATATTTTTAGTGAAAATAGGTGTAACCGGTGTAACCGTGTAACCAGAGCAGTTAAACCCTTGTTATATATAGAGATATACAGTTACATAAGTAGAAAACAAATAAGTAACCGTACAAAAGTTTATGTAACCAAAATAGCAAGATTGCGTATAAGGGCTCAAAAAGGTTTTTCATTTATTTTTATTTTCTTGTCTATATATACTAAAGCGGGCTAAGTTGTGGCAAACTATCGGTTAATAACTGGAGAATTAAAATGCCTGCACCTAAGTCCCAACCACCTGCTGTAAAGAAGAAGGCAGGAAGGCCCAGAGCAACGAAAGCACAACCTTTGACCCGCAAGCAGGAACTGTTTGTAAAAGAACTGGTTTCTAAAGATGGGCAGATCACAATGAGGGAAGCTGCTGTTAATGCCGGTTATCCCGTAAGCTCCGCTCACACTAGAGCGTATGAGCTAACCAATCCGAACATTAGCCCGCACGTAGTACATGCTATTCAAGCTTATCGTGCAGAACTGGATGAAAAGTTTGGAGTCAACTACCAACGCCATTTGCGAGACCTGCAAACCATTCGTGATATGGCTTTAAACAACGGCGCATATAGTGCAGCCGTCCAAGCCGAATACAGACGTGGGCAAGCGCAAGGCGACATCTATGTAAGTAAGAGTGAAATAAGAACAGGCAGCATCGACAGTATGAGCAAAGATGAAGTCCTGAAAGCACTCAAGGAGATAAAAAAAAGCTATGCCCCGATCACTATCGACGTTACTCCCGAAAGAGAGAGCAATCCCCAAAACCGCGACAAAGCGAGAGGCCGACTTCTGGAGGCAGATGAAGACGGGGATGGAGAAAACCGAACGCAACATTAAAGCAACCCGGTTAGAAACGTGGGCAATGCCCGGAGTGCCTGACGTAGTTTTGTTAGATGAGTTTGGACAGTTTCACTTTGTAGAATTGAAAGCAACCGCAGGCAATGCGGTAGACCTAAGACCTCACCAAGTGGCGTGGCTAACTAATCATGGTCACGGCAGCGTTTGGGTCATGGTTAAAAAACATAAAACTAAAAACCAACCCGAACAGATGTTTTTGTTCAAAGGTGCCGACGCAGTAGATTTAAAAATGGAAGGTTTGAAAGTAGAGCCTTATCACCACATAGCTGGGAAAATAGACTGGACCGAAGTTTTCAGCTTGATTTGTCCCACAACATCGCATATCATCCCATAGTCAATAAAACTACGGAGATTAATATGACAACATTAAAAAAAGACCGGTTCGATTCGAGCCACTATGACCAACGTCACGGCGGTCCCTATGATCGTGGAGGCGCTGATTATTATTATGGGCGGAATTTCGACCCGCATTATTTTGAAGGCGCGACGCATAGCAGTGAAAAAATTGAACGCAAAGATATGAGCGAAGAAGAAATAGCCGCGTACACTCGCGGGTTTAATGCAGCCGAAGAAGACGGCATCCAAAAAGATTGGGGGTAATGACGTGGCGTTAATAGAATGGATTTATAAACTTTTGTTTGGGGAAGATGCGGTTGACGATTTAAGGCCGCGACCTAAACGGAAGCGCAAATAAAAAAGTAAAAAATTAAGCCCGGTTGACGCCGGGTTTTTTATTGGTTAAGGTATGCGATAAATCTTATACACAACTATGGGGGCAACCATGTTAAAGACAGTAGAAATTAGCAGAGCAGAAAAAACTAAAGGCATCGCCGTGACTTATCGCGCTGGCGACGGGGAAAAATATGCGACCTGCCCAGCGGCTTGCAAAATGAATTGCAGCGGTAAAGGTTCAAACAAAATTGACGCCGATTATTTGGACGCGCTATTAGCTGCCGTCCCGACTAAAGGCCAATCGTTTACTTACTCGCATTTTGATCCGAACGTTTATGGCTGGGGCAAAAAATTGCGCAAAGGTAAAACCGTAATTAATTTTAGTGCCGAT